CTTGCCCATCTCGGCGCGGAGGGCGACCACCCGTTCCGCACTTGCCACGACGTCGTCGACGACGGCCGTCGCCGCCACCAGTTCGTCGTGCAGACTGTCGGCGCCCTTGGTGCCCAAGGTGCGCGTGTTGATCCCCGCGCCCATCAGGACCGGGGACACCTCCTTGATCTTCCCGATCGACTCGAGGTAGGTGACCTGCTTGCCGTCGAGCTCGCCCTGACGGCTCGTCACGTCCTGCAGCGAGTAGGACCACTCACCCAGCGGCCCGAGACCCTTCACCGTGTTGAAGGTGTCCCGGCCGTGGGTGGTGTCCATGAAGAACTCGCCCTCGAGGATCGCCTCGGTGTCCGTGGTCCGGATGACACCCTTCCCGACGGGGAGCTTCTCCCAGTGCGAGGAGTGGCCGTAGGCGGAGATCACGACCTCGGCGCCGTCCTTGATCGCGCCCGGCAGGGTGATGTCCCCGTCGTGGTCGACCACGTTGAACGTCGAGAACACGGCGGAGACCTGGCCCAGGTCGGCCGACTTCACGGTCAGGCCGGTGAAGGTCTTCAGGTGCATGTCACCCTCCTGCGGGTGTCGGTGCCGGCGGCACGCTGCCGGGGGCTTGGAGCTGGACGGAGTAGAGGCCCGAATGCTCGAGCGCGGACAGGTTGCCGGTCTGGAGGTACTCCACGACCGAGGTCGGGGTGTAGCCGGCGTCGGTGAGCTGGCGTGCGGTGATGGCCTGCTTCTCCTGGATCGCAGCGACGTCGGTGGTGTCGTCGCGGAGGAACGCGACCTCGCGGTCGTCGTAGGTCAGGAACGTCCCGGGCGCCGGGTTCGTCAGCACGGTCTCCAACGACGCCGCCGCGGTCCGCCACAGCGGCCGGATCGTCTTGTCGCCGGTGAGCCGGATCGCAGCCTTGAAGTTCCCCGCGTTCAGCGACGACCCCTGCAGCCCCTCCGAGAGCCCGACGATGGTGGGATGCATCCCCGACGCCGCAGCGATCCGCGTCTCACCCGCGCCCTGGGTGACCTTGAAGTCGAGCTGCTTCAGGTCCGCGCCGTTGGTGGTGACGTCAGCGCCGCCGCCGAGGAACAACGTCTTGTAGGCCATGTCGACGCCCTGGGTCTGGGCCTTGAACTTCGCGACAAACTCTTCGTACTCGTCGGGGTCGACGTCCTTGTCGAGAGTCACGACCGTCGAGATCGTGGCGCCGTTCTCGAAGAACTTCTTCTTGTGCTTCGTGGCAGCCTTGTCGGCCTCGATCTCCCGGAGCACCGGCGTCATCCACGACATCCCCCGGAACCGCGCCATCGGGTCCGGCAGCGGCGAGTAGTGGACGACCTCGCCAGGCAACAGCAGCGTCGGCTCGAGCGCCTTCCCCAGCGACGGCGGGTCGTAGAGGTAGCCCACGATCTTCGCGTCGATCGCGTTCGGGTGACCCGAGTTCGAGCCCACTACGATCGTCACCCAGTCCGGCCGCATCCGCGACAGCCGCCGCGACGGTACCCGGGCCGCCCGACCCACGTTGCCGTCATCATCGACCGTCGTCGCGTAGAAGTTCCCCGCGTTCCCCGAGTCCTGGTCCATCCGAATCAGGAGCTCGCCCGTGGTCCCACCCGGCCACGGCCGCTCGAGGAGCGCAAGCTCAGCATCCGTGAACAGCGGCTTCGATCGGCCGTTGACGTACTGCCGCCACGCGAAACGGGCCTCGGAGAACAGCAGCTGCCGCGCCGTGGCGCAGGCGAACACGATGCCGTTCTCCTTGTAGCCCTCGCGGACGTAGGCCTCGAAGTTGTTGCCGATGTTTTCCTTGTTCGGCAGCAACCCCGACCCGTAGCTCGAGGACGAGCCTGCCCAGAACGGGGGCTGCACGAACGCCTTGCGGCCCACCAGCCGCGCCGACCACCGCATCAGTCAGCCTCCACCAGGAACAGGGCCCCGATCGCGGCCGCCAGGACGCCGCCGACGATCTTCGCGGCCGGGACGGACCAGCCGGCCACGCCGTCGACGACCAGGGCTGCCGCGCCGACGAGGATGATGGCGAGGACCACTTCACGCAGGATGTGCATGTCGGGTTCTCGCTTTCAGACGAAGGAGGCTTGCGGGATCCGGCGCTTCTTCGGGTTGATGAAGCCCCACAGGGCGAGGGTCACGGCGACGATGCCGTCGATGTCGCCATCGGAGACCTTGTGACCCCAAACGCGGCGGGCGTCGCCGACCGGGCGCCAACGCGCGGCCTCGACGTGCTCGGTCAAGGTCCGGTTGTTCGGGTGGATGATCCGCTTGTCGCGGACCCGGTCGTAGATGTCGGAGCAGGCCGACACGTACTCCTCGAGCTTGACCTCGACGACGGTCCCGCCGGCGGCGGTGATCTTCTCGGCCAGCTTCTTCCCGGTGTTGGATCCAGTGTCGACCATGACGGGAATCCGGTGCTTCTTGCTGATCCGCGCGGCCTCGTCGGGGAGCCACTCGGTCCCTTCGCGGCGCTGGTTCAGCGACACGCATGGGACGCCGTCGACCTGGCCGACGACACCGATCGACGCGAACTCACGGTCACGGGAGATCGAGACACCGATCGCGATGGGGGTTGGGAGCTCACGGATGGTCTGGCCGCAGGCAGCCCAGTTGCCGAGCGCCGTCTCTTCGCCCTCACGTGGCTTCCGCTGCCACTGGTTCAGGTAGGCGCGACGGAAGTCGGCGAGCTTGTTCTCCCGGACGGCCTTGTTGTAGACCCCCTGGATGGTCTTGATCGACGTGGTGTGCTGCTTGCAGCCTGGCGGGCACTCTGGCCGGTGCAACGCGGGCATGCACGCCAGCCACGTCTCGATCGCCCCAGGGTCCGCGTCCTCCGGGGCCGACCACTCGAAGTACGCGGTGCCGTGGCGGACGTCCTGCTCGACGAGCTTCCGCCCAGCCTGGACCTTGGTGAGGAGGTACGGGGAGGCGTCTTCCCATCCGGCCGTGGAGACGGCGCCGAGCTGGTGGTTCGCGCGGGTCTGCATGGCCGGCTCGAAGGCCTGCTCCATGCGGTTGTCCTGCTGGGAGAATGCCTCGTCGATGTAGGCCTCGTCGAGGGTGTCGCCGTGACCGGCCTTCTCGGTGACCGCCTCGACCGCGAACAGCGACCCGTTCGGGTAGCGGATGTCGACGTTGACGTTCCCGGTCCGGACCCGGGCCTTGATCTTCCGGGCTCCGAACCCGATGGCGCGGGCGTAGTCGCGCTCGAACTTGTTGGTGGCCTTGAGCTTGGTCTGCGCCGCGTAGGCCACGGTCTGATTCGGGCCGAAGAACTTGGTGGCCAGGCACCGGTGCGACGCCTTGGCGAGGATGAGGATCGACTTGCCGGACTGGCGGGGGACGGTGAGAGTCCAGTCGGTATAGACGAGCTCGCCGGTGTTGGGGTCGATCTCGAGCAGGATGTCGAGGACGTGCTGCTGCCACTCCATGAGCGGCTTCCCGAGCATCGCGGCGACCATGCCGACCGCCGGGCCGAGGGTCGCGCGCTCGGGGCTGCGTCGGGTGCCGAACCGCGGCGGGCAGGACAGGGTGGCGACGGTATCGACGCTCACCGGTCTACCCCGCTTCGCCTCCCTCGGGCATGGAGAGCTCGGCGCCCAAGTCGTCCCCGCCGACTCCCATCCCGGCCAGCTCGACCAGGTTCAGCCGCAGCTCCCGGTTCAGCGCGGCACGCATCATTTCGGGTCCCTCGTCGATCCCACGAGCCAGCGCGTAGGACATCGCTGCGAGCGCCTCGCCCATCGGGTGCGCCGACACCAACGCCTCGACGTCGGCGCGAACCTTCGTCTCCACTGGGCCCGGCACCCGGACGTTCGGTTTCGTGTCCGCCGGCGCCTTCCTCGGCGCCCGCTTCGCCGTGGCCCGCTTGGCCGTCGCGGCCTTCTTCGCTGGTGTCCGCGCGGGTGCTGCAGCCTTCGCGGCCGCGGCCTTGCGGGGCGCTGCCGGCTTCGCCGTGGCCTTGCGTGCTCCCCCCGGGTCCGGCCGCTGGGGTTTTTTCCTGGC